GTCCATCAGTCCATCAGTCCATCAGTCCATCAGTCCATCAGTCCATCAGTCCATCAGTCCATCAGTCCATCAGTCCATCAGTCCATCAGTCCATCAGTCCATCAGTCCATCAGTCCATCAGTTCCCTATTGTCACAATCTGAAAGTGATCTAGCACAAAGGCGCGGATATCATTCAATTCATGCGCGATACTGTGGCCGCTCTTTTGATTGATAGCGCCTAGGCCGTACCATTGGCCGCGCGTCTCGTGGTATGTCAATTCTATACATTGGCCGCGCCATTCTAGATCCATGGCCTTGTGACCCGCTGCAAGATATACGCCCGCCATTCTCATAATGAGAGCATGCGACGGCGGCCGCTTACTGTTTAGCGCAATGCGCGCTATTTTATGCAATTGTGACATCGTTAAGCCTCCAGCAGATTGACTAGGCGGCATTCAACGCGGCCGCCCGTTACGCGGGCGAATTGCTTCGCCTTGTGCATGGTATCAAACCCGCGCGAATAGTCTTCGCCCTGATATCTATAAAAGACAATAAAAGGCGCGCGCATTATGCCGCCGCCAATATAGGGATAAACCGGTTTTTAATAGATCCATGGACGATAATTACCGGATCCGCGCGGCGGGAATTAATGCCGCCGTCACAAGCCGCGCATTCAGCGCATAATTTGCGCTTATTACCCTCGGCGCTGGCAGGGCAAATAAACTCACCGGCGGCCATTGGTTGATCCGCGGCGCGTACTCTGAAAGTACGATAGCCGGCGGCCTTAGCGGCGGCGCGCTCTGTTTCATTATCTGCGCTGGCCATGCATAAGGCCATAATATCGGCGCTGGCCTTGCCGCTCTGCCATTGGTGAGTATAACCGGTACGGCCTTGCGCCTTGGCCAGTAATGTATTCCAAATATTGGCCGGTACGGCGGCCGGATCCCCATATGTACCCAATCGAACCATACGGCCGGCGGCGGCAGATTGAGCGGCCAAGATATCGGCCGGATAATTACCGGCCACAATGGCCGCGGCCACAGCGCGCGCGCCTTGGCCAAGATTGACATAACAGGCGCCGCCGGTGCCGCGCCGGTGTTTACAATCTCCACAGATTGACGCGTCCAATAGATCGCGCGCATTGTCGACCGGTGAGCGGCCATTGTCGACCAATATATAGGTTTGAACCATGTTTCCGGTTTTTACATTACTACTATTAGTAAGCGCTACTACTACAATAGGCGCGCCGTCCAGCATGCTAGCGCCGCGATATATAATAAAGCCGCTTGGTTTTTTGGTTGATGTCATAATGATAGACCCTCTTATGTATTGGCCTGCTTAATTGCATGCCATGCCGCTATTGTGCCGCCGTTATATGGTACGTCAAGAACTAAAAACCCTAATAGGGTTTACCCTAAGATGGGGATACAAGCGGCTTGCTTTAACGTACTAATAGGGGTCCGCTCCCTCTTTGCCTTCGCGCCCGCTTGCCATCATGCGCAGCTCACCTAATAACCATATTGCCAGCATGGTTATATGGCCGCGCCCTCATAACCATATTGCCAGCATGGTTATATGGCCGCGACCACTGCACCACATTGGTGCATAAGCTCTAAGCCAATGCACCAATGTGGTGCAGTGCGCTAGCGTGGGCTATGAGGCCGCCTATGCTATGTAAGTGAGCACTCACTTCGCTAGGGGGGCTTTTTATAAGTCAGTCCGCCCTTTTAGGGTCCCATCGGCGAGGAGGGGGCGGGGGCCCCACAGACCGCAAGTTTGTGTAATTTCTAAATTTTTTTTTTTTGAAAAATTGTCACCCTTGCAAATAAGAATGATTGTTATTCGCTTTATATAAATCAATGACTTAAAAGACGATTGTCACCCTTGCCACCCTTGCTACCCCTTATTTACTTTATTTTTTATTTTTTATTTTTAAAAAAAGAAAGTTTAATGGAATAGGTGTTTAGACCCTGGCAAGGGTGGCAAGGGTGACAATTTATTAAAATAAGGGGTGCAAATGAGGTATCTTTGCATTAATATAAGCATGAGCAAATACGTATACCAAATTCAAGGTGCGCTGGAGAACAGGCAGGGGCAGTTGTTGGGCCTTCGTGTTTTGGTGTGCGATGTATATAACTTTGATTCGGTAGATGTACCTGTAGAGGTAATAGATTCAGAAACCGCAAAGTATCTACAGTTTAGGCTAAGCATCACGGCAGAATCCTTGAATATCAAAAACTTACCCGTGGAGATCCAAAATCGAATACGCGCTCCGTTAGGGAGATGGCTGGACCAATGGGTCCTTGATAACTTCTATGGCAATACTAGCAAACCAAAAAGTACTAACACTTGACTTTTGGAAGTACGCCCGGCACTTAAAGGCGGGAGACTATGTGTTTGACAAGGACGGCAACCCTGTAAAGGTAAAGCTGGTCCAGGAATACCGGGCGCCAAGCTGCTATGAAGTCACATTCAATGATTACCTAACCGCAGCTGGGGATGAACACCTGGCGTTCATGGCGGAAACAACTAAGTATCGCAAAAGAACGTTTGAATACAAGGGTGTACAGAAGTTTAGACGCCCACTAACCCACCTATCGGTGCGTGATTTGCTGGGACAATCGTTAAAAAACAAATATAACCGACTGGCTTACTCGGTACCCACAAGTAAGCCCATCAATTTTCCACACCAAGACTTACCGGTGCCGCCTTTTATCTTTGGGTTTTGGTTCTTTAATCGAAAAGCCGACAAGACTTTGCATTTCCCCCGCAATTTGCAGGAAGAAGTAACCCAGATCTTTAAGAACCTTGGATACAAGCTAAAGATTAAACGTAAAACCCACACTGGTGAGTACGCATTTACTACGATTCCGTCTATTGAGTCGCAGCTGATCCCGTTTATTCCCAAAAAGATTCCGTTTAACTATTTATTTTCCTCTACAGAACAACGACTTGAGTTGTTAAAGGGAATTCTCTGGGCAAAATCGCGGCAGTATTCTGAAAAATCAGACAGTTTTAGGATAACGTCCGTAAATTATGGTACAATCACACAGATTCAGAACTTAGTAGAATCTTTGGCTTGTAAAACCGCCATTAAACACAACGAGCAGCTTAAGAATTACACATTATGTTTTAAATCCCGCCATACTCTGGTGCCAAACCAAGTCTCGCCGCCTGTAAAGGTGCATCATGCAAGAAGGCACATTACCGATATTGCGCCCATTCCCGCTCAGTCTTGTATTCATATCGAGACTGAGGGAGAAGACAACACTATTCTCGTAGGAGAAGGCTTTATTCCATGTCGTTAACATCCAAACAAGAATTAACCCTTAAAAAGTTTGCTGAATCCCATAAACACTGGCCTAAGCAGCAGCTTGACGCTGCTATCTGGCAGGTCAAATGGCAGATTCAAGCGCTTAAACACCAAAGAGAACCCGAAGACGGTGAATATGATACCTTTCTTATGTTGGCCGGTCGCGGATCGGGCAAGACGCATACTGCTAGCCATTGGATTGGCATTCGCGCTTGGAAGTATGACAACACACGCTGGCTCGTCACTGCCCCAACCTCCAATGATATACGCGCAACTTGTTTTGAAGGAGACTCTGGACTTCTTAATATCATCCCCCGCTCACTTATACGCGATTACAACAAGTCCCTCTTCGAGATTACCCTTACCAACGGATCGCTCATCCAAGGGATTCCAGCTTCAGAGCCAGAACGCTACCGCGGTAAACAATACCATGGCGCTTGGTTCGACGAGCTGTGTGCGTTCGATTACATTGATGATGCCTACGACGGCGTACAGTTTACCCTCCGTCTTAAAGACCCCCGAATCTCTCGGGTGCAGCAGATTATTACCACCACTCCCAAACCCAAAGAATTAATTGTTGATTTAAACGAGGGAAAGATTGGTGGTGACGTGTACGTGGTTAACGCCAGTTCATACGACAACCGCGACAACCTATCAGAAACGTTCTTTAAACAGCTTGAGACGTATGATGGCACTGACATGGGCAGGCAAGAGATCTATGGCCAGATCCTGGATCCTGAGCAAGCTGGTATTATCAAACGCAAGCAATTTCGACTGTGGCCTGCCTCTAAGCCAACGCCAACCCTGGAATACGTGATCGCCTCGTACGACCCAGCAACCTCAGAGAAAACCATGAACGACCCTACGGCGTGCACGATTTGGGGTGTGTTTGACAGAGAAGACGCTGGCACCTGTGTTATTTTGCTAGACGCATGGGATGCCCACCTAGCCTATCCAGAGTTACGTCGTAAAGTTATTGAAGACTACAAAGAGGTGGTGTACGGTTCTGACAATGACTTCGGAAAAGGCCGTAAAGCAGACCTCATCCTGATGGAAGATAAATCAGCTGGTATTTCCCTGATCCAAGAATTGCAGGGTGCTAGCGTGCCAGTTCAAGGGTATAACCCAGGACGCGCCGATAAGGTACAGCGCTTAAATATTGTGGCGCCCTTAGTTTCTAAAGGAAAAGTGTTTATTCCAGAAGATACTAAAATCAAAGGAGAATTTGCCGATTGGACTAAACGGTTTTTACGCCAGGTATGTTCTTTCCCAGAAGCAGGCGGCCATGATGACTATGTGGATTCCTTGTCCCAAGCGCTGCGTGTGCTTAGGGATTCTGGTTGGATCCAGCTAGACCCGCTACCCCCACGGAACTATGATTATGCCGATATGGAAGAATCAAAGCGTTTTGTCAACCCATACGCCCAATAGG